TCAGGACTGCTATGCATATTGTGTGCCCTGTTGTGACCGACCGACACCAGGTAACACCCCTAGTTCCGGAGTATATTATTCTGGGGGTGGAGAGGTGGAGCCAGAGGACCAGCCCGCGGCGAGCGGACTGGCCTGGGCACGATGGTGGGCGATTGCTGATGTCAGCAGCTCTCCTTCTGTGCCTGCGCTTCCCTCTCTATGGTGCCACCCTTCGGGTCGTCTCTTTCCCGAGGTGGGCGGTCAGCACGCAGGACAGATCAAAGTGACAGCTCAGTTCAGTCTGAAGGGGGAGGGAGCGTTGTATTTGCCGAACCATGAGGTTGTGGCCAACGAATACTTCCAATTCGGGCTGAAGCATGAGAAGCAGATCCGTGCACGATTGGGGCCAGCACCCGCTTTTGACCCCCAAATCAGGCTCGAAGTTCTCAAGTTACTTGACGACCTTGGGCCTGATTCGAGAATCCTGCGCACAATCCAGCACTTCCTTGCTCCCGGTACCGGGCTGGGGCGAGATGGTGCGAGCTATTTGAGCCGATTGCGCCAGGCGATCAGGGGTGGGGATTCCCATGTCACGCTGCTTGTCCGCGCATACATGTTGTACTTGAACATGTTGTGGGCGGAGAGCTGTGGGGCGAAGTTCGATTACGATATTGGCGCGGATCCGGCGCCAGTAATGTTGGTCAGCCAAGGGCCGGAGGCGTTGAAACCTACGGCACTGCAGGCTGCACCAATTTGGTTGGAGCAGCCCGACCCGCTGTCGGTCTTATTCTGGCGTGCCGCCGCTGCCTCTGGTAACCAGGCAGTCGCACGCTTGCGTCTGAGCAATCAGGTAATCAGTTGCCCATGGAGGGTGGCTTTGCCTGGCTCCGCAGGCTATACGATTGTTCTGGATGATGCCGTGGAGAGCGGTGGCCTTTCGCTGGATTCGATTGGAGCGGACAAGGCGGCTCTGTTGATCAGTGAATATGTGACGAGGCTGAATCTGCAGAAGCAGTGGGACGTAGCGCGTGCGTTAGGCATGTGCCTGTCCCACCTGCATCATGATGAGTGCAGACTGCCTCATCCGATACACGTTGCTGATCTCACGGCGCGTATCACACTGAACCAGGACCCGAGCTACATGTTGCCTGATCTTGGGACTGAGCTCGAGGCCCCAGCCCGAAAGGTGTTGGAGCTGTTGATCTGGGCTCGGTTCACGGGATCAGCGTACAACCGCTGGCTTAGTCGGGTCAGTGGGTACCGCGACATGCTCGCGAATGGGCAGGTCCGCGACGCGCATGCACATGTTAGGGCCTGGGTGGGCCAGGCTCGACGCGGTGCTGGCGGGTTGTGGGCAAAAACTGGCGAGAGCCGTGAGCCATACATGGACCTGTTCCTGTCCGTGGTCCCCTGGCTCTACCCGAGCTACCGACCTGACCCGGCCTTGTGCCAGGTCGGGCTCAACCAGCACTGGGCGAGCGCACTTGCAATCGCATGCGGAGTTACTGACCCACATAGTGGTGCTTCGCGTGCTATGGAGCCGCGCGCGCTCGAGTGGAATGCCGCTGGTGGCGAGTGCGGCACGATTGAGCTGGGTGAACTGATGCGGCTCGAGGCACTCGGTGTCTTTACTGGGGGCGAGAGCCGTGTTCGGAGCACTGGACCTGATGCTCACTTTAAGAGCGAGCTGCTCTTGACCGCTCCGATGACACAGGTCCTCAGAAAGATTGACCGTGGGTCAATGTCCATGGAGTTCGAGGGCCTCTTTGTGGGTGGCCCGACGACCCAGGTGGGGCGCGCGCTCCGCTTAGCTCGCCAGGTGATCTTTGGCGAGCATGGGTCTCAGCTTGGCAGTGGAACCGATGCGATCGCTGGACGCCTTATTGCTGAGGCGGCTGACGCGGCAGGAACTACGTTCGCTGCCGCGCCAGCAAATAGTCAGGGGTGGACGATGGGCCCACCCACTGATCACGGGGAAGTCGCCCGGCTCTTGAGTGAGTTTGAAGCGACACCGTGGGAAGAAGTGGCCACGACCGCAGACGGGTGGTGCGCTGCTCACGCAGTTACGGCTGCGAGCGCTGCCGCGTGCCAGACACAGGCCAGATACGCTGTTGACGCACTTATCGCTGTTGCCAGCAGCATTGAGCCGAGAGCAGCTGATCCGCAGTGGGACAATCGTCTCGTGCGTCTCGCTGCAGCTCTTCAGGGCGTAGCGCTGGTTGTCGACCTTCCTGATGGGCCTGTTGTCGAGACGATCCGTGGCCCTCTCGCTGCTATTAAGTGGCGTGATGGGCACTTTACGGCGCTTCGGGTAGCAGCAGGCGCGACGCCGCTCCAGGAAGCGCTGGTGAGGTTCGGGGACAGCGGTGGCCCCTCCTCCGGCGCTGGAGACGAGAGTGGCGGTGGCGATGACAGCCGCGCAGGCGGTTCTTACGGGGGCGTCCCCCCTTACGGGGGCTCTGCCGGCTTCGACAGTGCTGGCGGAAGCGCGGGAGGCACA